TTTATATATTAATTTTATATAGTAAATTCTTATATAAATAATAAATAATAAAAAAACAATATATGAGCAAATTATTAGTATTATATGTTTTTCATATATATAATGAAAGGGTAAAGCAATTTATAGAGAATGCTATATTCAAAGATGATAATGTAGATTTCATTATAATATCAAATGATAAAAATAATAAATTTATTGCTCCTAATTATGTTAAAATATTATTTAGAGATAATATAGGTTATGATTTTGGAGGATGGAGCGAAGCGTTACTAAAAAACAATTTATATGAAAATTACGATAATTTTATATTTGTCAATTCGTCTGTTAGTGGACCATATATACTACCATATTATAAACATAAATGGACTCAAATATATATTGACGGATTGCGAGATAATGTAAAACTTTTTGGTAGCACAATAAATACTTGTGGAAATCCATTAAATTCATCTCACGTACAATCGTACATTTTTTCAATGGATAAAACTACTTTAAAATATTTAATAGATTGTGAAATATTTAGTATGACAAATAATGCAACTACATTTGATAATGCGATTTATCATAAGGAAATTCAAATGTCTAGATATATTCTTAAAAATAATTGGAACATAGGTTGTCTTTTATCATATTATAGAGATGTAGATTTTACATTTAAAAATAAAAAACCCGAAGAATATAATTTAAGATTTTTAGATGATATAATGTATCCATATTATATTAATAAATTGTGGAAATTGCAAGAAATTGTATTTATAAAAGGTAATCGGTTTTCTTTATAATTTTTATAAAATATAAAAAATATAACATAAATTATTTATTATAAATAAATATTTTACAAATCGTATTCTAAATATCCATCATCATACATATGTTTAATAATAGCATGCAAATTAATAACATCATACTTTGAATTGTGAGCATTCTCAATTTCCTTACCGAAGCAATACATATACAATTCCTTCATAGAAGGGTACTTATTTTTTCCAAACTGATTGAGAATTTTAACAATATCTTTAGTATGTTTCATAGTACAAACCAATGTTTTTTTATCAATTTCTTCAAGAATATGAGTCAAATCTCTCCTGAAAAGTTCTGATTTAATAACAGAAATATCAAACGCGATATTATGTGCGAAAATATAATCAACTTTTTGAAGATTTTTATAAAATTGTTCAAATGCCGTATTAAATTCAACACCTTCTGTATCTGAAATTTCATCGGTAATAGAATGAAATACGCTATTTGTAATATTGAAGTTTTCGCGCTTGATTACATAATCTTCTAAATATAAATCGTTGTAATCATAATCTGTAACAATATAAGACAATTGAACAATTCTAGCGGTATTATATTTATTCAAATCCCAATAATCAGGATAATTTCCCCACTTCATATTAGTCATGTCCGGAAGTCCGTTAGTTTCAGTGTCTATGAAAAGAGCCATTTTTTCTTTTTTTGTAGTAATTATAATAATAAAAACAAGGTATCAATTTTTATATTTTTGTTAAAATATTAGAATGAAAGTATTTTACAAGAGTCTCCCATCTATAATTCTTCAAAATATTTTCCCGTCCATTCTTTCCGTGCTTAACTCTTAGTACAGGATTATTAAAATATTTCCAAAATGCTAATGCAAAATCGTGAGGATCTGTTATTTCTGCTTTTCCTCCAATTCCATTTGATTTATTATCTAAATATTGATATATAGTTGATTTAATTGGTATAGAATTATTTTCGTTTAAATATTCGCGTATTCCTCCTACAAAAGAAGATACTTGAGGAATTCCTAAACCTAATCCTTCAAATACTGTTAATTCATATCCGCCACCATTACAATTATTACATCCTACATCACAACAATTATATAATATATTTATTTCTTTATCAGATAGTTGCTGTGGCATAGAAATCTCAACAATTGTATCTTTTACATAACTCAGAGGTACATTGCGAAATTTAACCTCATTCTCTATTACATCCCATAAATTCCAATAAGCATCTATGTTTGTTCCTATAATTAATTTGATTGGTTTAGTATTATCATTATTTTTTTTGATAGTATTTTTTACATTTACATTATAGTGCATTTCAACAAATTCAACCCACGCAATTATTGTATGATCCCAGCATTTTCGTGGTTGATTTCTATTCAAATTTAGAACTATAAAATCATTTACATCATATTTAAAATAAGTTCTCGCAATATCTTTTGGTATTGGATAATACATATTTGTATCAAATCCGTGCGGAAATACATATATAGGCAGACTTTCTTTTATCCCTAGTTTTCTTGCAATATCCTTCCAATATGGTGTAAATGCTATGATGCCGTCAAAAAAAGCATTTAATAAATCTATATAATTCTTTTTTTGATAAGGATATACTTGATCCATATAAGAATATAGTTTGAATTTACTTTTTTGGTCACCACATTCTTTAATAATAGTGCTTGTTAAAGATGATGTAATCATATTATCATTAAAAATAATAATTACATCTTGTGGATTTTTTTTTATGAAATCGCCAATTTCTAATTCGCCAAAACCATTTCTTTTTGGATTTTCTGCCGCTAAAACATCATGTAATTTTACAGATGCAGGAATATCATCTCTTAATCCTTTGTCGTTTGTATTGTTAACATTTTGAAAACCATATATTGTTAGAGAAATATCATCGTACATTCCTAAATATTTTGAAATATAATATACTACTTTAGAATATCCATTACTAGTGCCAATAGGATATGTTCCACAAATCATAACCCTTTTTTTACCATCAGGTGATTTTTTCCACCACCCTGTATTTTCAATCACATTACCTCGTTCAATATCTTTTTCAGTGTCTGAATCTTTTTTTAAACTTTCTTCCCCTATTATCTGTGTTGATTTTACTAGGTCGTATATATTTATTGGCATTTATTAATATTTAAATTTAATAATTAAATCTTATATAATATGTTTTCAATAAATACCTTAACTTTTCATAATAGGATAAGGAATATTTTGTACAACTTGCATACCTGGAATCGGGAGTGTTCCTGGAATATTTGTCATAGAGGGCATAGTGGGCATAGTATTAACTCCTCCTTGCATATTTTGCATCATAGCGGCATTATTATTTGCCATATTCTGCATATATATCATATGATATTTAATATAAGGTTCTAATGTATTTGCAGTCTTCGTACTACCAATTTGTATCGCTATTTCTGCAATATAATCGCATAACAATATTATTAAAATACCTATAAAAACAAATATAAAAATATTTATTAACATATTAAAAATATTTTGTGTTTTTTTATTCTCATTTATGCTTTCAATTAATTTAGCATCGTGAATCGTAGTAGGTAATTGTACCTCTTCTTTTCGCATTTGTGCATTTTGAGATTTTAAGGTATTTTCTTCTAATGTTTTCTTAATTATAAAACCGCCTGGACCTGTTAACTCTGGAGGTTTAACCGCATCTAATGTCGCATCATCATTATTATTTATCTTATCTTCTATACTTTTCAGATAATCTAGTGCTTCCTTCGCTTTAATCTTCTCTTCTTCACTTAAATTATATTCATTATTATTCAGTAAATTAATACCATTTTTACTATTAACATTATTATTAGAATACTCGTTAGTATTATTATTTGTATATGACTTTTTATTATAATTGGGCATATAGTCATTTATTTTAATATCTGAATTTGATTTATAATTTACTTCATCTTTTAAATTATTAATATCAAAATATTGTTCCATATCTTCGTCATAAAAAGGGCGAATATTATCACTGCTATTGTTTATTGACATTTCAACATTATTTGTATAATTATTATATTTTTCAATATTGTTATTTCTTGCATTTTCATCTGTATAAGTTTTAATCGCCTCATCTCTTTCTTTTTTGCAATCTCCAGATACAGGTATTGTATACATAGGCGCCTGAAGAGGAGAGCAATTTCCTCCACCCGCAATGCTATTTTTTATATTATTCGTGTTATTCGCGTTACTTGCGTTACTAGCATTACCAGAATTACCAGCATTACTAGCATTACCAGAATTACCAGCATTACTTACGTTATTCGCGTTACCAGGTCTGTTATTGGGAATTCCTGTATTTTTTGAATTATTATCATAATTACTATAATCTATACTTTCTTTATTTGATGCAAGAGAACTATTTTCAATACTATATAATTGTTGATTGTTATTGGGTTGAGAGCAACTTCTTTTTTTTATTGTAGGTTGTTTGAAAGTACCGATATTATATGCTTCTTGAAGTGTTGAATATTGCATTTTAATAATTAATATTTATATTCTCTATTATACAAAAAGGAAAGAAAAACAAAATATTTTATATAATATAATTGTAAAGAAGGATTATGAAAGAAAACGAATATAGTATTGATGTTCAGAAAAAAGAAAATATAGGAGATATTATACACGAAGATAATATAAATTTATTAAATAATATTATTAAAGGAATAATAACCGGGTTTTTGGTAGCATATTTAATAATATTAGGGTTGCGTCCTGCTGCTTTGTATCCTGACAATATTTTAGAAATTATAGAAAACCCTTGGATATTTATTATACTTATTATTATAAATTTTTATATTATACAATGGGATTTAACAATCGGTCTGCTAATGTTTTTATCTATAATAGCATTATTACTTGATATAGTAATATTTACAGAAGGGAAAATATTTTTTAACAAAGATGAAGAAGAAAGATATTCAAATAAAGATAGCAAGACTTCGGGGACATCTGGAGTATCAGTAAATAACAATGCGTCTGAAAAAACTATATCCTCTATTATATATAAATCTTATAAAGATATAAATGATATAATTTTTGATAAAATTGAAAAATATAAAAATATTAATAATAATAAAAAGACTTCTGTCAATGTTTATATATAATTGTCTTAATAAAAAATAGATTATACTATTAAATTATGGAACAAGCAAGTATTTTTGGAACCTTAGAACCCTTATCAATCTTATTTTTCATAGTTGTACAAATAGGTGGGAGATATCTTAAAATAGATTTAACACCTGCGCAGCAAAAATTAATAAATAATTCTATGTTTCAAAGCATAATCTTATTATCTATAATATACATGTCTACGAAAAATTTTACAAATAGTATTATTATTGTAATGGTTATATATATATGTATATATGTTCTATTTAATGAAAATCATAAATATAATATATTATCTAAAAAATGGTTATATGATGAAAAAATTATTGAAACAGAATATAATAATATAAAGGATATTTATATAAAAAATATAAAGAATATATAATGATTGAACTTTCTACAAATATAATTATTGATAAAACGGTTGACGATGTTTTTAAACTAATGTACGAACAAGTTGATAATTCAGGTAATATAAATGAAGAATTATATAAAATTATTGAGTGGAAAATATCTGATTGGAAAATAAAAAATGGAAAGAAGAAGAAAGTTGAACAATTATACATATATGTCAACGAATTGCCCGAATATTTAAAAACTTATACAATTGAAAATGATAATTTTATTAGAATAAAAAGAAAATACAAGATTTTAAATGATGGGACTAAATATAAAGAATTAAAATGTAAAGAAGAGATCACTAATTTAAAGAAGGGTTATAGTAGTTTAATTAAAGCATTAAAATTAATAAATATTAAGGAAAATATAAAACTAACACATGTAGAAGATAATAAAACAGAATTAGATATTAAAATAAAAATAAACATATCAATACCAAATAAAGATGATTTTGAAAATTATATTAAAATAATATTCCAAAATATTACAGATAATTTAGTTAAAAAATTATTAGCGTAAATTATAAATTATTCCGTAGATTCAGAGAGTTCTATGTGCTCTTCATCGCATTTATAATTTTTAATTAGTTCATTGATTTCATTTATATATTCATTTTTATTCTTTAAATCCTCCTTTAAAATTCTATTCTCATTATGTAAATCATTATACATACTTGTTAAAGCATCATTATATTTATGAGATACGGATAATTGCGATAGATTATCATAATATATAGAAATTATTTCATTTTTATTAAATAACTTAATATGTTTATTGTTAATATATCTGCAAAAAGGGCATTGATATTTAATAAATATTTGTTTTTTTTCTGTAAATAATAAAGATGTCCTAGATGTTAAACTATTACAACAATGTATACATATATATTTATTACATTTAAAGCAATGCATATTCGCTGATATTTTATTTTCGCTACATATTATACAATCGTCAGTTTCTTGTGCGTTTTCTAAATTTTTTTCCATATTTTAATAATTAATAATAAAATTATATAAGGAATAGACTTTATATATAGTTGGGTATGATACCCGATGCTGCTATAGCTCAGTTGGTTAGAGCACTCGACTGTTAATCGAGTGGTCGCAGGTTCGATCCCTGCTAGCAGCGATTATTTTTATTAATCTTATAATATAATAAGAAATGACAAAAAAATATGTTTCGGCTCCTGCAAAACTAATGAAAAGCGTTAAAAGTAAACCAAAATCTGAATTTCATATAGCAGTTGCTAATATAATTAATATAATAGACAATCTTAAATATGAGAAAGATAAGAAAAAAATAGATATTTCTTATAAAAAAAAATTTTCAAAAAATTCACAATTAGAATCTGATGCTTATCTGCTAAATAAAATATATACTAAACCCAGAAGAAAATTTAGAATATCTAATATATCACCGGAAAAAGATAATAAAAGTCCTAAAAATGTAGAGAAATCTTCCAATAGAGAAAATGTTATAACTATTACATCTAATGGTAAAAATAATACTTATAAACGTAAAGTATTTACTATAATAGATGTACCAATGGGTGCAAAAACAGGCGCTATGCAACCTAATTATGTGATAAAAAAATAAGGTAATATTGCGTTATTAATTGTTATTTTTATAATATAATAAATAAAAATTGATTATATATTTAAACATTAGATGAGTTATTTTAACTACTATTATTAAGAGATATGTCTATTTATCCTGAACTATCTTATAACGACCAAAAAGTTGAAATACAAGAAGTTAGAGGTATTCAATTTAGTGTTTTAAGTCCTGATGAAATTATTAAAAGGTCAGTTGTCGAGATTAATAAAACAGATACTTATGCTGGAAGTGAACCTATTATTAGCGGTTTATTTGATTCGCGTATGGGTGTTCTAGAACACAATCGTATTTGTTGCACTTGCGAACAGAAAAATATATTTTGCCCAGGACAT